ATCTTGTGTAAACTTGGTTCTAACCGCTAAGTTAAAACCAAGTGCGTTATCTTTATCCTGATCCCGTGGGATCATAAATTGACAATACGGAACTACCGATAAGATCTTTCTAGCCTGTGAGACAAAGTCTATAGCTTTGCCTTGAGTATTAGAAAGAACCAAGAAAGTGAGGTTTGGGTCCTTAAGCCACTCCCAACTTGCTAAACAAGCTGTAATAGTAGACTTACCAGTACCGCGTCCTGCCGTCAGGATACAGTCATTGGCACCTTCTTGGATCTCTCGTGCAATTTCGTATTGGATTTTGGTAGGTTCCCCAAGACCAAGATGCTTAAAACAAAAATACAAATGGTTTCTAAAATCATCTAATACTTCTTGAGGAATCTTCATCCAATCTCCTTATCGTCTACGACGACTAATTAAACCAGCCATACCAACCAAAGCAATAGCACCTGGGGTTGGAGCATTTAATTGAAATGCACCACCAGCGGTATTGCCGATGAAGGTAGGAAGTGGGCGCCAATCACCCCACTTGTTTTGTGCATTTTCGTCTGTAAACCAAAACTGATTTACATTTTGGCCTTGCGACCAAACAAACTGATCACCCATAGCATCATTAAGTTGAGCACCAATATTCATAAAGTAACTCCCTGCTGCAACTTGGAATGTAAACGGAACATAAAACTCATAGACTGGTTGACCAAAGAAATTATAATCACCAGTTGCAGTAACAGTAATACCCGAAAGATCAATCTTTTGGTTTGTTACGTGAGTTTCAAAGTCTGTATTCCACACAATGATTTGGAAACAATCAATATTAGTTAAACCTTGATCATTAAAACCATTCATGGAACCCCACCAACGAATAGATGAAGTTGAATATGCTTCTTCAAGATCAAAACCCTGTGCTCCACTTTGAGCATAAGTATATGATCCCTTGGAATCAAAAGCATCTGAGTAAAACCCAACTGTATCTACAACTGGATTATTAGCAACAATAACTTCAGCACATGCGGCTGATGAAATAAACAATACACTAGCAAAAGTAATCTTCATATTAATAAGCTGCTTTCTTAATTTTAAATGGAGCAGCATCTTTAATAGCTTGCTCCACGGCTTCAATAGACTCACTTGGGATCTTGTTTACTTGATCTTTGTGATCACTGAGGATACCTCTAATAACAGTATATAAACCTGGTGTACGTCGATCTGGATCTTGTAGATCATTAACCAAACAATCTAAAAGAAGATCTTGTAGTTGATTTAACTTTTCTTTCATGGCTTCTTACCAAACAACTCAGCAATCTTTGAGATTGGAAAGATATGGCCTACAATATAACCAACTACTGCAAGCATACCAGCAAACCAAACACTACCGAGAAACGATTCAAAACTAGCTAATACTGTTGTCATTTTTTGTCTCCTTTGTTTTCTTGAATGCTGCATCAAAAGCAGGATCAGATGCCCTGAGTGCAGCTACCATTTCCCGTGCTGTAGCAGGATTATCCTGCGCTAAAGCTTTCCGTGCTATATCAGCTTGCTCTAGTTTAGCCTTAGGAATAAATAAACCTAGTGAGTAAAATATACCTTTTAATAAATTACCTAAACCTGTGTACCATAGTAAGAATACTATGGATATAAGACTAAGGGTAATCATAATATAAGTTAATAAACTTGCCCACCAAGGTACTTCGTCTTCTACTTTAGTTAACGCAACCAAAGTAGACTTAGTTAGATTAATAATTATTTCTTGTTCTTGAACTCCAGCTTGAGATTCAGACTGGATTGACTCTACATCAATAAGCTCGGTTTTAGTGGCTTCTTCAATTTTTTGAAAGCGTTCCTTACTTGACTGTGCAGACTCTTGAACTACAGTTGTATTTTCTGCAATAGTTTTAGTTGGAGATTTACAACTTGCTAGGGTAAATAATATTAATAGTAAAAAATACTTCATTTACGTTTCTCCAATTCTATAACTCTTTGTTTTAAATCATCTAACATTGCACCGTGACGAGCATCATTAGATGAAATTTGAATTTGAGCTTTAACCAAATCTTGAACAATAATTTTTAACTCAGCTAAATCTTTATCAGTCTTATCAATTAATTGACTTCTTTTTCCAATATCAATAAAAAATCCACCAACACCAATAGCTAATATAATAAGTTGAAACCATTGAAGTACAACTGTTGGACTATTACGATTCTTTTCCTCCATTAATTTCTCCTTATTCTTGAGTTGCTAAAGCATTAAATCCACTACTATTAATTAAAGCTAAAGTTCCATCTGTATTTAAAACAGATAAACGAATCCAAAGATTACTAGGAATACCTAGGTTTGTAAACTTTACAGCACATTCAACACGATCTGCAATACCATAAGCCCTAACACCAACATTAGGTTCAGGATACATTGTATAAATTCCCATTGCATCATAAGTATTAATGTTTTTATTATTTGCTACTGTACCAAATAAGACTGAAGTTGTAGCTCCAGTAATAGGACCTAATGTAAAACCCCAAGGGCCTGAGTCAATTTCGGTATCATCAGCATTACTGTCTCTTTGTGGATGTCCTGCGTCTGTATCAGAAAACTTTCTATAAACTTTAGAATATCCTAAAGATTTTAAACGTGGAACACGAATTGCTAAGGTAATTACATAACGAGTATCACCTGCATAAGTTTCAACTGATTCATTCTTAATATATACTTTTAACTTTGATAAATCTGTTTTAGACCAGACTCTGGCACTAGATGCTTCTAGTTGACTGTATTGATTTTTATAAATATTTGTATTAGTAGTTACACTATTTTTAGATTGATAATTTGCATTGTCGGTTAAACCATATTCCAAGATAATTGATGATTTAAGTTTATCTCTAAGTGCATCAATAAAATAGTTACTAATAACACCTTTCTTAGCTACAACTCTAAAAACATATTCATCTTCGGGATTAGGAACAAAGTTATGAGCATTAGAAAATATAGCATTCTGATCTACAAAACTTTGGTAAACACCAATATATCCAGCATTATCAGGAAGTCCACCTCCTGCGTGTATATCATTTGGTCTAAAAGCCCATGGAACAACACTATGAGCAGACACAGCTGTGTAACCGCTTATATAACTATTAACTGTATAACTAGGATAATCATAACTTTGTCTGTACAAATCTAAATGTGGATTTAATGTACTTGTATCTACAACTCCAACATTACTAGTGAACCAATCAATATCTGCTTCATTAAAACGATAATCATAGGTATTAGTATTTTCTGTAAGCCATCGTTGTTGCCAAGCAGTCCATAGTTTATCTGCTTTGGCATAAACACCTTCCCATCTATTACTAGTTGTACTATCTGCGTTTAGTGTTTTTTGTAAACGATTCCAACCCTGAAATCTTACAGTTGGTTTTTCATTAGTAAAACTATTGCTTGTATTAATTGAACCTTCAGCTGTTGATGCCATTGCTAGGGATTGTTTATTATAGTAAATAATAGTAGCAGGAATTTTCCACATACACGAAAGAGCTGATTCTGCTGTTTCAAGTCGTTTATAATTTATAGTGTTAGTTAAAGTATCTCCAATATAACTAAAATCATAATCCGCAGCTATAAAGTAATTTTTCATTAATCGAGCAATTTTATCTCGTTGTTGTGGACTAGCACTTACACTGTAACTACCTGGTTGTCTTACTCCAGCAAAACACATATCACGGAGGTGTAATAGATAAAAATCTTTAAAATTTACATTACCGTTATTAAATGTTCCACTTTCAGCTGAGATTGAATTAAATGCATTACTAATCCCAGTAGTATCAAGGTTTGATCCAGACGCCACTGGTAAATAAAATAATTGTTCTTCTCCAGATGTTAAACTAAATATAGGCATCTTAAGTGTTGTTGTATAGCACTCTGGTACACTAAGATAGAAAGCCGCAATACCATAACCATATAGTTTTGATGTATAGGATGTTTCACTTGCTGAAATAGTTGTTCTATTAAAATAAGGATTTGTATATACTTTAGTAACTGGAGAATCTACAGATTGTACTCCGTGAAATACAAGCGGCAAAGGACCTGTTAAATTATAACCAGATGCACTGTATAATTCATTGGGTTTATTCCAATACATTGATTTATAATTACCAAGATTATCAGTACCATCTGATTTTGCGGTATTAATTCTACCTTGATTTAAATTCCATTCTAATTTAATCTTAACTGGATTTGACAAACGATCTGAAACATCTTCAAGACTATTGGTTACATTAGTAAAATAAGTAACTGGATCTTCTTCAGCTGGTAGAATTTTCTTAATAATATGATAAACTGTAGGAGGATCTGTAACTACCCATTGATTAGAGTTATTTTTAAATCCACCAAGTTGTGTTACCGAAGAAACATTAAGTCCAGTTCCGTTGTACCATGAAAGGTTTGTTGGAGGATAGAATGTTCTATCTGCGAAAAGAAGTTGTGCTTGGGTAATATCAACTGTTGGACTTTTTGCAGTCCATTTATTACCATTAGAAGTATCATATACTAAGATATCTTTATTAGCTACGGGAGTTGTATCGACATCTGATAGATTTGAAATAGAACCACTAAAGGCATTAGATACAAACTTAGTTCCATTCCAAATAATAGCATGTCCAGCTTGTAAATTACTAAAGTCAAACTCTAAACTAGAGTTAGTTCCTGTAATATAAAATCCATTAAGTGTTGGATTGATCATTGTCCAAAATGAAACATTGGTTGGATCAATACTGCTGGTAGCTTGGATACACTTATAAATTTTATTGTTAAAAGAAACAATACTACCAATTGTATATGAAGTTCCATTTACCCATGCACTAACTGCGGTTGCTAAAGAATAATTAACATTAACGGTTGAGTTAGTAAAGTCTTTTTCTTGAGTTACAAATAACAACTGATAGAAACAATCATTAAGATCTTTAGCGGTAAGTTTAGCGCCTTCTGAAAAATTAGTAATCATGCGATCACTAAGGGTAGATCTTTGTAGCACAATCTGATCAAAACCAGCTAAAGATGCTGTAATATTAATAGTAACATTAGTTTCATTAATAGTAAAGTCTGTATTTAAAATTAACTGAACAGTATTACTTGTTGTAGAGTTCTTCTTAAATACTTTTAACTGAGTTGAAACTGAATAATTACAAATCCAATATAAAGAATTATAGGAATAAGTAGTGCCACTAACAGGCAGAGTTACTTCTGTATTTGTAAATAACGAAGAATTCGTAGTTAAATAATCATAACAAGGCATGCTTTCTCCTTATTCAATGCTGGTATTTAGAGATCTAAAGTTACCAACAATCTCTATATTTGATATATTACACGGGGTTGGATAAGATGATCTGATAAAGATTTTACAATTCTCAGAGTAACTGAGGATCTTTACCAAATGTTCCCCAACTCTATCTATCCTAAGTTGAGCTAAAGTATCTATAATGCTGTTGGTATCTAGTGGATAGAATGTAACAGGATTATCTAAACGACCCCGACGCTCAACAACTAAATCATATGAACCTGAATACAAGTGTCTAGTAGTTATCTTCTTAAGGTTAAGTACGCCTTCATAAACTGAATTAGGATCTTGAGATGATCTATAGACTTGCTGAGACAATTCAACATTCATTTGATATGTTCGCCCAATAGAAACAGGATATGACCTATAGTCACCAGTAATAAAGATTTCTGTATTATTAGTGGAAGCATTATAAGAGATATCTCCAGGAGCTACAGCAATAACCTTATATCGCTCTGAACCCCAAGAAGCATTAGTTAAAGAAACATAACTAACATTTGGATCATAGTAAGGAAGAATAATTTTTGTCTTACCTCCAAACAAACTACCTTCTGGTTGTTTAGTAATTAACCAATCTAACATAGGTGTTGTGTAAGGTACAGTTTCTAAAGAAACAAAATAAACACAAAGCTTATTGGGAAGATTATTAATAACTGGACCAGTTGGTCTTTTACTAATTATGTAAAGATCTTTTTCATATGCCTTAATAGATTTGATATTATCATTAGAGGATAATACCCATCTGTGGAATGCATTCTGAGAAATTTTATCACCATTAGTTCTAAATGTAAATAAATACATATAGTTAGGAGCACTTTGATCTACCATAAATACAGTACTTGTTGCCGAGCTAACACCTAATGCTGAGATATCAGAAGGAAGATAATCTCTACAGTGATGACTGATGTCCATCGAAGTTGAGTACTCATCACTAAAGGAACTACCACTAAGGTACATATACATTTTTTTATCATTTACAAAGAAAACATTTGTACCCATTTTCTGTGGAGCTGTTACTTTAGAAGTACTAAAGAATGAAGTAGGTCTAAACTCGACGTTAAACGGAGAAATACCTACATCATTTGAGCCACCTCGTACTTCAAACTGAGTCGAACCAGCACCCAAAACAATTAGAATATTTTGGAATGGTACAATATAAGTCAGTTTGTTATAAGCACCCACGCTTGCTTGGATATCAATAGGATCTGTTTCTACTATATTAGAAATATCTGATACCCAGAAATCAAAGAATGAGTTAGTCCGACTTGCCATGATTGTATTTTCAGTAGCAATCCAAAGTCTATTCTTCCAAATAGATACTGATTGAATTGTTTCTTTTCGCTCTAAAGCTTTAGGCCCAGGGTTGCTAAGGCTTGTTCCAGATCGCCGTGGAACCAAAGGCATGTGTTTAACCTTCCACTTACCTTGGTCTGTAAAGTCTTTGTAGATCCAAATAGGAAAAGTACGGTGGTCTATTACAGAGTTAGGACCTTCACTTCGTAGTCGTTCAAAGTATGGATTCTTGGTATAACGTGTTGCTCTATAAAAACTAGCAGGAAATGTTAAGTAATTATTTCTTGCAGCGTAGACTTTTCCTAATCCAAGGTAGTCTGTATTACCATCTCTATCTTCTGCTGGCAAGGGTGAACTTGGATAATAATGATCCTTTGTCCATACAATACCACCACCAGGAATAGAGATATTATGAGGCTTGTCATAGTAATCATAGATCATTCTACTGGCTCTATAGCCATTAAAATCTCTAACATCATTATAAACGTCAGATGCTGAAAACTGAGGAATCTCACTAAAGTTTTCTCTACTCTGGCCTTCTTCTTCTTCCTCTAAGGTATCTGGATTAATATTTAAAATAACATCATCTCTTACGTTAATCCAATAACGATCAGAATCAATTAAGTCTTCATCAACAGGTAATAAGGTTTGGGGTGGACTTGTTCTTTTATAATTAATTACATCACCTGAGTGAATGTATTCATTATTTGGAAATGAACTAATCCAGTTAGTTGAAGAAATACCAGTCTCTAAGTTTCTATTATCTGGTAAATAATCAATAGGAATTTTTTTATTCCATAATAACAAACCTACATCAAAGTCAGTAGAGCCAAAAGTTTCATTAACAGAAGACGGTGTAACATTGACAATATTCTCTCCTGCTAAATAATAATTAGCAGTTGTTGCTCTATTTCCATATGTCAA